CAAGAACAATGAATAATAAGAGTCCAATTTAGAGGAAAAACACGGAGAGGTGTTTTAGACTTAGACACAGGGCGTGCCTCTGGTGGTTGGGGAGATACTATTTCTAGAGAAGTTCAAGTAATTGATAAAAACATTTTAAAGCTGCAACAAGCCGAAAGACGAGTTGTTATTGCAAGACGGTTAGGTACTACTAGTGCTAGAGATAAATTTTTTGTTAAACCTAATGAAAAAGTTTATTTTGATTCAAGAGGTAATAAAACAGGAATTCCTTTTATATCTAGAGATAAATTTGCTGACTATGATGCAAAACAAATTGACAGAGAAATGGCATCTATGCTAAATCATGTTATGAGTGTTGAATATGGCGTAGACAGAGAATTTGTTTCTTTTATGGATGATATTGTAAGATTTAGAGATCCTAGAGGTAATTCAAAATATTTTGATTCTATAAATGAATTTAGACGAGAAATTATAAACAGAGGTGAACAAGGCTACGGTCTAATATCTACTGCTAAATATCACGCTCAAAGGAATAAAAATTTTACTACTCAAGCTTTTATTGATAGTAGAAGTAGAGTTTACCATAGAGGTTATTTAACTCCTACAGGCGGTGAAGTTGCTAGACCTTTTTTAAATTCTGGAAAGTCTATAAGAATGACTCCTGAAGCTTTAGACGAACTAGAAATTCAGATTGGAGCAATGATTGGACCTGGAACTGAAGCTTTAACACAAGCAGGTCGTAAAGCTATATTTAATAGAAACAAAGATAAAGTTATTGAGCTTGGAAATATAATTCAATCAACTACTCAAAGAGATCGTAGAATAAGAGAATTCTTAGAACACCCTCTGATTAGATCTGAAAAAGGAAAAGAAGTTCCTAAAATGGCTCGTTTAGCTTTAGAGTATTCAAGAATACAAAAACATTTAGATTCGGGAAAACCTTTAAGCAATTATAGAACAAAATTAATGATTGAAAATGACGCTAGTTCTTCTGGTGCTCAAATTATTGGTTTGTCTACAGGAGATAGAGCAGTAGCTCAAGCAAGTAATGTTTTAGCTACACCTCAGAAAAATAGACTTTATGACTTAGTTGCAATTGATACAATAAATGATCCAGAATTTCTTAAAATACCTGCTTTACGTGACGCTAATTTAACATGGGAAGACCTAGCAGATGCAGCTAAAGGTCAAAACATGGTTGGCTTTTATGGAGCTGGAGCAGCTACTAAAACAATGAGGGTTTCTAAAGGTTTAAAAGAAGTTTTAGAAGATAAAGACTTTTTAGTCATAACTAAAGAAACTTTAAATCCTAATTTAAGAATAGTTGATGGTCAAATTAAAGTAGCTGAAAGACTAGGTGCAACTAGTACTGTTGAAGAATTAAAACTTTTCAGAAAAGAATTAGTTGAATTAATTAATAAAAATGAGCCTGTTGGAAGAACATTGTTAAAACAAGCTCAAGATATACACCCTGATGTTGGTGATTTTGTAGAAAAATTAACTAATGCTAGAAAAGGGATTATTGGTCCAAAAGAATTTTCGGAAATATCTAGGATCATGTCAAAAAATCTATCACAAAGAGCGCCTGTTACTGATAAATTTATTAATTATTGGAAAGAGGTTGCAACTATCTTTGTAAATGAAACTCAAAAGGTAGATATACCATGGGTAACATTTGATGGAAAAATTGTAACACAGAGATATCGTCCAAAAATACAGGAAAGAATCGAATTTAGAGACCCTGTAACTAACAGACGAATAATTAACATCTATGAATCTAGTGCTGAAGATGGTAAGCTTTTAGGTAAAGGCTCACTTAATGATGCTAGAATAGGATTAGGTGTTAATGGAAATCACAGTAATGACGCTGTTATCGTACGGCGATTCCACTTGTGGGGTCGAAAAAACAACGTTGATACTGGCACTATCCACGATGCTTTCTTTACTAATATTAGTGAAGCAAGACGTGCGAAAGATGCTTTAAGAACCATCTATGCTGATGCTCTTGAAGGTGATACTATTAGAAAGACTCTACGTGAAATGCGTAAACAAGGTCTTTCAAGAAAATCTTATAATGAGCTTTTACAAAAAGCCATTTCTTTAGGGTTAATTGACCCTCCAAATAAGATTACACGAAAAGACATACTAGCTCCTATTAAAGACGGAGAAGATTGGTATGGCATTGGTCCATAGTTATTTGTAATAGCCTATAGGACTTTTAACCGTGTCTGTGACACATTAAAACAAACTCAAGCTGTGCTTGAAAGGAAAAATTATGAGTGAAGAAGAAAATAAAATTGAAGAAGTAGTAACTGAAACAACTGAAACTGAAACAGTTGAACAAGAACCTGTTCAAGAGGCGTCTTCTACAGAAGAACAAGACAATGATCCAATTGAACAAGCGGTTAATGATAGACTAGCAAAAATGAAGTCTAATATGGATCGCATGGTTAAAGAGCGTGATGCTGCTTTGCAAAAAGCTGCTGAAATTGAGCAAGCTCAAAAACAAGCTGAAATTAAAAGACTTGAAGAAGAAGGCAAGCTTACTGAAGCTCTTGAAATGAAACTTGCAGAAGCACAAGCAAAGTTAAAAGTATTTGAAGAAGAAAATACAAAACTTAATCGTGATAATGTAGTAAATTCTCAACTTGCAACCTTAGACTTTCGTAATGAGCGCAGTCGTCAAATGGCGCAGCGTGATATTGTTGAGCAACTTGTTCAAAATGAAGCTGGTTCGTGGGTTCATAAATCAGGTACAACAATTCAAGAATTTGTTGAATCTTACTCTAAAAGTGAAGATAATTCATTTTTGTTCCGTGTTAAAGCCAATAGCGGTGCTGGAACAACTACTCCATCTGCTCCATCTAATACTGACGAAAAGAAGTCTTTATCTCAGATGACTACAGATGAAGTTTTAGCGTTGGCTGCTAAAGGTCAACTAGGATCATTCAATTATTAAATAATAGTTATCTATAAGGAATTAAAATCATGGCTATTACAAACACTGATTTTCAGAATGTAGCTCTTGCTATTTCTGCTTATGCAGACGAAGCTTACACAACTGAAAAGAAACTAAATTCAACAGATATCGTTGGAGCAAGAGACGATATTACAGATTCAGGTGAATCATTTGTAGGACAAATGCGCTTCTACAAGCCACTTGCAGCAAATATCAATGTTCCTTCATTGTCTTCTGCTACAGATGGTACATATACAGATATCTCAACAGATATTGCTAACTACGTAAAATCAGTACGTACATTTGGCGCACAGCAAGTTAACTTGCAAGAAGTAGTTTCAAAGCAAGATGGTCTTGCTAAGATTGCTAGAGATTTTGCTCAAGTACGCGGTGATGACGAAGGTAATGCTCTTATGGCTTGCCTAAAGGGTGTTGCAGCTTCTGAAACAGGACTTGGTGACGCAGGTGGAACAGGTAACGGTGGTATCGTAGACTTTGATACAAATGCAGACGCAGCTAACACAGGCTTCTTCGTTGATGTTAACGCAGCAGGTCAATTTGGTGCAGCAGCTACAGGTACATCTGATGCACGTAAACTCTTTGATGCTACTGCAACAGGTGCAGCAAGAGGTGAGCGTCTATTCCAAGCAATCGGAATGGCATATAAAGATCATGAACCAGACTTTATGTATCTTGTAACTTCTCCTGAAATTATGGCAGAAATGCGTGCAGCTAATTTAGTTGACGAAACAATGATTACAGATGGTAACATGAACTTCAACACTATCTTTGGTGGCAAGTTCCGTCTTGTAATGACTCGTGCAAGTCAACGTGCAACAACCGAAACAGGTGATGTAAACGCACAATCAACTAAATGTTCTTTTGTAATTAAACCACAATCAGTAGCAGCAGCTAATGTTTCTGTTCCTACTCCTGTAGAAGTTGACCGCAATGCAGCTTCATACACAGGTGGTGGTTCTACAAATATTTGGTATCGTTACGGTTTTATTATGCATCCACAAGGTTACGATTGGTCAGGTGCAACTAATGCATTTGCAACTAACACAACTCTTGGTGCAGCAGCATCTTGGACTCGTAAAATGGACGCATTAAACCTAGGCATCTTGCCTATCTTCCATTCATAAGATTTAGGAGGAGCTAATGGCTTTAGTTCTTAATACAAATAGCTACGTAACGATAACTGAAGCTGATACTTACTTTACAACTCGTATTGATGCAGATGAATGGACAACTGCAGCAGAAGCGTTGAAAGAACAAGCCCTTGTTACAGCTACACAGCTAATAGATAATCGATCATGGATCGGTATTGCAGTTAGCTCTTCTCAATCTCTGGCATTTCCTCGAAAGCAAGCAACGTACTACGATCCTCGAATGGGTCAGGATATTACAATTGCTGATGATGAAATTCCCTCTCAAGTTAAAATAGCAGTCTATGAACAAGCTTTACATTTACTACAAAATGAAGATTTAATTGCTCAAAAGACTCAAACTTTTGAAAGTATTTCTGTTGGTAGTATTAGTCTATCTGACAGTAATGGTGATGTTTCTAGAACTTCTATTACACCATCAATTATCTTAAAGCCATTAAGACCTCTTATTAGTAGAGGAATGAATAGTAATACATGGTGGAGGGCTAATTAATGTCACTATCTGCAAAAGTGACTGCTGCTGTCAATAAAGCATTTGCGGCTGCAGGTGATTTAGTTCAACAAGGAACACTAACAAGTAAAAGTGTTACTACTTATGACTTTGCGGCTAGAGCAACAGTTAGCACTAGCACAACTAAAACAGTTGATGTTATTATACAAACAGCACAAAAAGCTTCTGGTGAAGGATTTATTACTACTGCTCTTATGAGATCAGGAGAAGATCTTTCAGTGTATGATACTTTAACTGTAGGTACAAAAGTATTTAATATCGTTGATTATAGCGATAATAATTTCATTATTGAAGCTCAATTAAGTAGAGAGGTGAAATAATGTTTGATAACGTATTAGACGATATTGAAGCTGTTTTTGCATCTAGTGCATGGTTAGCAAATAGTATAGATATTTACCCAGATAATTATCAAGGTACTATTTCTAATGAAACAGAGTTTTGTAGACTTAATGTTTTACCAAGCAGTAGTGAAAATCATGCATATGGTGGTAGCAATAAAGAATTGTCAGGATTAGTTGCTGTTAAAATTTTTGTTTCAGCAGGTGAAGGACAATCTAGAATTATGACTATTTCAGATATACTTGATAATGTTTTACAAAACAAAAAATTAACTAGAGGAACAGAGTTATATACATCTTATCTTAATGTGGAAGGGTTAGACCCAAAAAATCAGGCACTATACAGTGCAAGTTACATAATACCATTTAAAATTTATGGAGAATAAAAATGGCTCATATTACAACCTTAGGTGCAGGTATCTTTTCTTACCTAGACATCTATTCAGGGGCAGTAGCCGCAACAGTTGATACAGCATCAGAATTTGCAGATTTGTTTGTTACAGCAAACGCGAGTGATGTTAAGCGTATGCCTTCTGTGCGTGAATTCCCTTCAATTGGTACACCTGCGAACATTGTTAACGTTCCTGTGTACGGACAAAATACATCATCACAGGTACAAGGTCAAGCTGACGCTCCTTCATTGGAAGTTACAGTGAACTATATTTCAGATGATATGACAGATTTCCACTCATTAATCGGTACAGAAGTTGCTTTCCGTTTTATGATGTGTACTCAGTCTACAGACTTAGCAGCTAGCTTAGATACAGCTAACACTGCTTTGGCTTATGGTAATACAGAATTTTACTTTAGAGGTAAAATCGAAGCTATCTTGGTTAACCCTGCGTTGACTGATGCTACTACTGCGACTGTTACTTTGTCAGCACAGTCTGACTTCTTTGGTCCAGCAACATTGCCTTAATTATAAAATAATTTGGGGAGTCCGAAAGGGCTTCCCTTATATATGAGAAAGATTATGACAGACAAACCATTTAGTAAAACATTTGTTATGAGAACAACCTTCCGACATATGCGCAGAAGTGTTGATATTAGTATTCGTAAGAGTTTTGAACGTTTTCAAGACTTTGACAACGACTCTGCAATGGGAAAAGAAATTATGGAAACTTTAGATACATTGCACAAAGTCAGGAAAATGCTTGATGACTTTCAAGCTAATAACCCAGAGTTATTTACAGAAAAAGACAAGATTATTTAAGGAAAAATTATGAAACATTTAGTTGGTAAAGAAATTATTGAAGAATTTGACTTTATGGGAGATAAAGTTCAGGTAAGAAAATTAACTGTCAAAGAAGTCCTAAAAGTTCAGAAAGAAATTACTGCTCTTTCTAAAGCTAAAGATGAAACTTCTCAACTTAAAATTGTACGCGAAATTCTAAGACGAACAGTTAAAGGTGCAGAAGAAATGACCGATGAAGAATTTGATAATTTTCCTTTAGGAGAACTAACTAGTTTAGTTGAAAAATCAGTTGGATTTTCTGGAATGGGTGGAGCCTCAGATGAGGGAAACTAACCTCTGAAGAAGAGACAATATATGAAATTGCTTATCAATTAAAAATTCCTGTTTATCAATTAGAAAGAGAAATGCCTTATGATGAATTAATCAAATGGACTGAATTCTTTAAAAGAAGACCAGTTGGTTGGGATGCAGATCATAGGACATTTTTATTATTGAAGGCTTGGGGTGCTAAAGGAAAAGCAGAAGAATATTTTCCTTCTTTAAGACAAATTAAAATAGCAGAAGAAGAATCAAAATCTAAAACTGCAGGTAAAGTAGCTCCATCTGGAAGATTCCTAGAATTAATGAAAAACGCCAAAGATGGCGACAATTTAACTAATAGACCATGGGAAACAAAAAATGGTTAATAGAGTTAGTTTAGATGTAGTAAACTTTGCTGCTGAAATGAAAAGGGTTGAAAGAGAAATCTATCAACTTGCAAACGATGATATTGAAGGTCGAATTATTTTTGCAACTAAAACTTTAAGAGAAGTTACTCCTGTTGATACAGGTAGAGCAAGAAAAGGCTGGAAACATAAAATAGAAAGAGGATTTGTTAACGGTGAAACAATTGGTGGTACTATTTCTAATGATGTAGAATATATAGATATTCTTAACAAAGGACATAGTAGACAAGCCCCTAAGTTTTTTATTGAACAAGTCCTTTCGCGGATAGGACTAATATCCCCTAGTTAAAAAACATTTGCCCCTGATGGTATCTCAAAATAGAGATTATTGTTAGGGGCAATTTTATTAAGGAGGAATATATGAGTGGCGTAGAAATTAGAGTACGCTCGGATAGTCGTCCAGCACAACGAGATCTTGCTAGACTTCAAAGAAGTATTCAAGGTATTGAAAGAAGCGCAAGAACAGTAGAA